CGTTTCACTGAAGCTGTAGTTGATATGAGTACAGTGTTGCAGGTTAACGAAAGAATAGAAGAAGCTGTAACTCCGCAACAAGAAGCAGAGGTACAGACGTTTGTAACAGAGAGTGCTTCAGTGTTGCAAGTAGAACAAGAAACTGTTGACACGTATAACCAATCTGTAGATGAGATTGAGACCCATGCTAACAACGCTAGTGCTTACTTAGCTGTAGCAGGTTCAGAAGAAGCTGTAGCTTTCTTAGAGCAGGGTATTGAGAATGCTAACACTACAGCAGAGCAGACTAATATATTCTATGATGCTAATGCACAGTGGGTAGCAATGGGATATAACACTACACGAAACCTTACAGCTGTATATCTTAATGGTAATGATAACATGGGTTTAGACCTTTACATCACAGAGGCTGATATATTAGCGGCAGGTAGTGAGTCAGAGTTTTTCCAAACCAGTCCTGTAGCACAGGGCTATAAATGTTTTATGTATAACGAGGGATGTAACGAACTATGAAGCTATCAGAAACTGAGTTGACTATTGGCGGTGTTAAGTTAAAAGGTATTTATATAGCGGTTGTATTATCATTAGCAACTACAATAGCTTCAGCAGTGTGGACTGCAAGTAGCTTATATTCTCGTTTAGCCATCGTTGAGAAGAAAGCATCTGCTGTTAAAGTAACAGTAGAGAAAGTACAGCTTATAGAGCAAAGACTTGAAGACAACGATGTAGGGCAATTAAAGGGTAAATTAGCCACTTTAAAGACTAGCCTAGATACCCTAGTGGTACAGCAGAAGAACCTCTTAGAATTGAAAGGAGACGTTTCTGAGCTATCTAAAGACATAGAGTCTATCAAAGGCACTGTGGCTAAAGCTGAAGTCATTACAAAAGATGTAGGTGATGTAGGCGATAGCTTGAAGGAACTGAACACAGAAGTAGATAACCTTTGGGAAGGTCTTGAATATCTTTCCAATCCATTGAAGTAGGAGTTAACATGCCTAAGAAGAAAGACCCAAGACTAGCTAGAGCAGGTGTCTCTGGTTATAACAAACCTAAGCGTACACCTAACCATGCTAAGAAGTCACATGTTGTTGTGGCTAAAGAAGGGGATAAGGTTAAGACTATTCGCTATGGTCAACAGGGTGTTAAAGGGGCGGGTAAGAATCCTAAGACTGCATCGGAGAAAGCAAGACGTAAATCATTCAAAGCCAGACACGCTAAGAACATATCTAAGGGTAAGATGTCAGCGGCTTACTGGGCTAATAAATCTAAATGGTAGGAGAAGACTATGCCACAAGGTAAAGGTACATACGGAAGCAAAGTAGGAAGACCACCTAAGAAAAAAGAAAAGAAAAATAAGAAGATGAAGAAATGATAGCTAATAAAACAGCTAGGTATAGAAAATAACTAAGAGGCTAACATGGGACTTGAAACTGTAGACGAGAACGGTAACGCTAGGATACATCAGCTAAGAGAAGCCAATCCGCTAGGTACTGATAATAAGAATCAGGGCGATGATCACATTCGTAATATTAAGAAAGTTATTAAAGATCAATTTAGTGGTATCGCTAGTGATACTAGTTCACCATCTGTGGTTGCAACCGCAACTGAGTTAAATCACTTAGACGGTGTAACCAGTAATATTCAAACTCAACTTAATGCAAAGCTAGAATCATCAGGTACTATTGCAAATGCAACTAACGCGGCATCAGCAGTAGTCTTAGCTAACGCTAGGTCTATTGGTTTAACTGGCGATGTGTCAGGGAGTGCTACTTTTAATGGAAGTGCTAATATCTCAATAACCGCTACAGTAGCTGATGATAGTCACAGCCATGTCACAGGTAACATAGATGGTTTAGACACTGCTTTAGCAGGTAAGTTAGGAATTGGTGCAACAGCCGCTGATTCGAATAAGGTGGATGGTAAGCACGTTTCTGTCGTTACATCTATGCCCGCTTCTCCAGATGCCGACACCATTTACTTTGTAACAGGTTAAGCTATGCCAACTTTAAAAGTAGGAAACACTGAGGTTGAGGACGTTCGTGTAGGTAGTACTGAAGTACAGTCAGTGTACGTAGGAAGTACTGAAGTATGGTCTAGAGGTACAGTATATTCAGGGGTTACTTCCTATAATCAACAGTCAGGTAATTGGTATGAAGGAACTTACACGAATACTTATAGCAGTTTATCACTTACACCTACAGCATTTGTAGTGGCTGATAGCTCAGGCAATATACCTAATATTACTACGCTTCAGTATCATGAGTACGAACTAAATCCATCTAACTCGTACTTAGAGTATGAGCATTTGAACTTTGTAGTTAATGGTCTTGTTCCAAATAGCGGATGGGATTCTATACACACAGTTAGAAGTGGTCAGAGTTTCGGATCACATTTCTATAGATCAGATGCATTATATAGTCAAGCAAATGGTAAGACTTACTGGCAGTGGGACATTACATCTAATCCTTTCGGCACATCTAGTAACCAAACATATATTGTCACAATTAAGAATTAATATTTATTAGGAATGTTATGGCTTACAAAAAGATAGAAATAAAAAGACCACGTGGTATAAACCTTGATTTGTCTCCTTATGCTATGCCTAATGAAATATGGAGTGATGGTTCTAACGTAACATTCAGACAGGCTAAAACTAACGTAGCCTTAGGATATTCTGAAGTTTATGGTACTCAGTATGATTCAGGAAGTAATCCAATAGCTAATACAACTGTCGTTGGTCATCCGATGATTGCAGTTCCGTGGACAGACTTTGACTCTAACTATTGGTTCTATGCTAACGATACTGATATCTATCGTATTGGGTCTGACGGTAGTCATACTAATGTTACCAGAACATCTGGAGACTATACTGGAGATTATGATGATGGTTGGACATCAACACTGTTTAACGGTGCTTTACTATTTAATAACGGAGATGATGTTCCTCAGTTCTATAATGAAACTACAGGTAAGTTTGAAGCTTTAACTGGTTGGTTGGCTAATGAGCGTTGTGGTGTTGTACGACCCTTTAAGAACTTTCTTATTGCATTAGATTTATTTGATACAAACAATAGTCAGTCGTATACTTCAAAGGTATTGTGGAGTGACACTGCTCCATTAGGTGGCGTACCTACATCTTGGGACACTGGAGACCCTGCTGTACAGGCGGGATATAACATATTACCAGATACTCAAGGTAAGATCGTAGACGGAAGATCGTTAAATGATACGTTCTTTATTTATAAGAATGATGCTGTATGGGCTATGCAGTTTATTGGAGGTAGCCTTGTATTCTCTTTCAGAAAGGTATTTAGTGATGGTTCAGGTATCTTAGCTAGAGATTGTGTCACAGAATACGAAGGTAAGCACTTTGTTGTAGGTGTTGATGATGTTTATATTCATGATGGTACAGCTAAGAAGTCTGTCATTACTAACCAAATGCGTAAGGCTTTATATTCTCAGATTAACCCAGACCATACAGACAAAGTTAAATGTGTTCACGACTCTAAGAACAGAGAAGTAGTAATTCATTATCCTTCTGTGGACAGTCCTACAGGTGAGTCAGACAAAGTAATTATTTACAACTATGAGTCAGATGCGTGGACACAACGAGATGTTAACAGAATAGCCTTTATTGGTGTAGGTCATGTAGAAAGTAGTGTAGGTGAACCTGAAGGTTGGGACAGTGATCCTTATGCTTGGGATGAAGACGGTTCATTCTGGGGTGAAGAGTCTTATAACCCCTCTCGTAATGACTTGTTATATGTTAAACATGGAGATGCTAATAACGATTCTGGTTTCTTTATAGGTGAGTCGGGGCTTAGTATTAATGGTGTAACATACAAACCTTTTGTTGAACGTATTGGTTTAGACTTTGAAGACGATAAAGGTTATAAATATATCAACGCTATCTACCCACACTTTGATGGTGAAGGTACAGTTAACATCTACACAGGCACTGAAGAAAGTCAAGGTGCTGGTATTACATGGTCACAGCCTCAAGAGTTTGTAATAGGTGAAGACTACAAAGCTACCTTTAGAGAAAGCGGTAGATACATTGGAATTAGGATAGAGTCAAAGACTGATAATATCTGGGGATTAACTGGATACTCTATTGAGTATAGCTATGAGGGAAGACAATGAGTAAGTATATACCATTACCGCCTCCCCAAGAAACTGAGTCTGTTCCTTTATATTTGCAGAATGAATTGCAAAAGATATCTCAAGCTACGGATATAATTGAAGAAAGATTAGATACTGATACTACAGACAGTCTTGCCTCTAATTGGCAGACAGTGGATTTAAACACTGTGCAAACTAAGGATTACAACCTTACGTATGACCACTACAGTAAATCATCTTCTAACAGACCCACTACTTCTCCTGATAATGCTAACGCTGTTCTTACTGCTAATACACACTCTGGTAACTATCGTCATCAGCTTGCCTTTAACTCTGATGAAAAGTTCTATCATAGAGCGCAACAGAGTGGTACTTGGGGGGATTGGGGGCGAGTAGTTGTCAATGGCGCAGATAACAATTTACAGCTAAGGGGAGGCAGTACCACCGTTTACCTACGAGACACAGACGCAAACTCTTCGATGCTCCATTGTAACTCTAATAGATTTTATATCTTACGAGGCGGCAACGATTCAACCACATGGTCTCAAGTAGGTGGCCACTGGCCTGTTTTCTGGGACTTGACAAACAACAATGCATACTTTGGTGGTAGTATAACTGAGTATTCAGATGCGAAGCTAAAAGAAAACATCAGACCTATTGGTAACTCAATGGAGATGTTCGATAAACTTGAGGCCAAGCGTTACAACATGATTGATGGCGGTAAAGCTGATATTGGTTTTATTGCACAAGATGTACAAGCGGCAGGTTTAGATGAAGTTGTTATTGAAAGTGAAGACAAAGACGTAGAAACAGGTGAAGTGTTAGGTACAACTTTAACCTTAAACTACACACACATGACCCCTGTTCTATGGGATGTCGTGAAAGAACTTAAAGCTCAAGTTGAAAGCTTGAAAGCAGAAGTAGAAGAGCTAAAAGGTAATTAGATGTATAGAGTAAGCTTAGTAAAAGACGTTGCAGAAATAGAAAAGAATCAGAACGTAATCATTGAATACCTTCTTAAAGTACTTGACAAGTCTCCTGAGTTTACTTTAAAGTCAGTGCTACAGAATATACAGAAAGGACATAGCCAGTTGTGGTTGGTCTATAGAGATGAAGAAGTACTAGGGGCTATAGTTACACAGAAAGTTACATACCCTGTTAAGGAAAGATTGCTTATACATTTATGCGGTGGTAAAGATATTAAAGAGTGGCTTGATCTTTATATGGAAACTGTTGAAGAGTGGGCGAAAGACAAAGGGCTAGGCGGTGTTGAGATAGTAGGTAGAAAAGGATGGGTTAAGCTTTTACCTGATTATACTACTAGCAGAGTGATGATAATTAAGGAGTTTTAAATGAGTGGTATATTTGGTGGAGGCGGTAGTACAACTACAACTGAAAGTGAACAAAAGCAAACTTCAAGTCAAGAGGTAACGCTAAATGAAAACCTACGTAAGCAAGCTCTTGGTGCGCTTTATGGTGCTTCTAACCTCTACAATCAAGGCACTGAAGGTATCTATCAAGGTGCTAGACTAGCAGATCAAGATGCGATGGTAGGTCAGGGTGAGCAAGCTCTACTTGACTTATATGGTACAGGTGGTGGTGTGTCAGACTTGCTTGGTATGGGTCAGGAAAGTCTTGGTAACTTACTAGGTGCGGCAGATACTTCTGGCATGTATGATACTTCTAGAGCATACGAGGGTTCTACTGCTGACTTGTCTACTAACAAGACGTTTCAAGATCAACTAGCAAGTATCTTAGATGAGTCTAATGTTGCATTCCAACGAGGTTCTGTTCCGTTGTTCCAGAAAGGTACAGCGGCAGGTCAGTATGGCGGTAGTGAAACTGGTGAAGGGTTAGGTTTACTTGGTGGTGAGATTAATAGAGCTACTCAGAAGTCAATATCAGATGCGGCATTAGCACAGCAGAATCTAGACTTAAAACAACGACAGTTGGCACAGAGAGATAGACAGCTATCGCAAGCAGACATAGGTTTAGGACTACAGGATAAAGGCTTAGGATATCAAACAGCAATGGGAGCGTTAAGTCAGCTTCCTGCTTTCTCTAGTCAGCTTGAAAGAGGCGGTAGTATTATGTCTGCTATAGGTCAAGACAGAAGTACAAGAGAGCAAGCAGAGTTGATGGATCAGATACAGCAGTTCGATGCTCCACGTATGGCTGAGATGGCTAACCTTGCACAGTTCTATGACTTCTTAGGTTCAAACCCGCTAGGCAGAGAGCAGTTTCAATCAGGGGAGTCTACTTCGATTACAGATCAAACAACAACAGAGAAAACTAAAAGTGATCCCTTCGGTGCATTACTTGGCGTAGGTTTGACATTAGCAGGAATGCCTATGGCGGGTACGTTAGGAGGAGAAGCGGTGAAAGGCTCAGTAGGGGGTAACGCTTTAGGTAAGATGTTTGGGTTTATGGATTAGGAATAAATAATGACTAATAACGATGCTTTATATCAGTTTATAATACAAGAAGAGGGCTTTCCTATGGAAGGCTCTGAGGCTAGAACATACATTCCAAAGAGAGATGGTAAAGCTATTGGCAAGTCTGGTTTAACATTCGGTGGCGGCATCGATATTGGTCAGATGGATTTGAAAAGCTTTATGAAGTTAGGACTACCTAGTAATGTGCAAGAGTCTTTACTACCTTATGTAGGTAAGCAGGGTGAAGATGCTTTAGCTGTTGAGAGAGAGATAGGTCACTTCAATGTACCATCAGATGTTGCAATGGGTATTACTAGATCACATATTGACAAGACAGCGAATAGTGTTAAAGAGAAGTTTAAGGGTATTGACCTATCACCAGAGCAGTTAGCTGTAGGTGTCTCGCTAGTACACAACTACGGTAACAGTGCTTTAGGCTTTAACAGTATGCGTGAGATTATGAAAGGTGACATGACTAAAGGTATTTCTATGTTACGTGACCCTGACGAATGGACAAATGAAGAGCTACTTCCTAGACGTAATCGAGAAGCTGATCTTCTACAATCATATATAGATAAACAGCTTGCGGCAATGCAACAACAGCAACAACAGCAACCTCAGCTACTGAATACTGGAGTAAGATAATATGAGTGATATCATGCAAGCATACAGAGACTTCCAAGCTAGAGTCTCCGCTGATCCTCAGCAAGAAGCTATGAGACAGACTCTGTTAAACTCTAACAGTCCTTTTGCATTATTAGGCAGAGGTGTAGGTAATGTAGCTAATGCATCTTTACCTCCGACTGCTGATATGCTTAGAGCGCAGATACAAAGTAACCCTGACACTACTAATCCTAGCACCCCAGAGGCTGTAGGTAATACTATCAAGTTCTTTCAAGATATGCAAACACCTAATTGGATTGACCCTGCAAAGTTTGGTGAAGACGTAAGACAAGGCGGTGGTGGTATCGTAAACGAAGTAGTTGGAGGAGCTAAAGAGCTAGGTAATCTTGTAATCAGAGGCACTGAGGCTGTTGCTGATCCTCTCGTACAGGCGGCTCAAGGCTTTATGGGTAATGAAGTCACTGGAGTAGAGGAAGGCTCTTTTGGTAGATACGGAGAAGGGATTGTTAGCGTTCCTCCTACTCCTGAAGACGAAGACCCTTATGGTTTAGATGGTGATGAAGCTGTTGTTTCTACTCCTATTGTAGATAAAGGCATGACTACTGCTGAGATCGATGCTGAAGGCGATACAGGTGAGAGAAAAACCAACTGGTTCGATGCCGTTGAGAGTAGAGTAGACTTGATGGCTATGGGTGCGGCTATGTTAGCCAACTCATCCAGTGGTAAAGGTACTCTTGCAAACTTAGGTGAAGCCTTACAGGTAGGGCTTGGTGCTAAGAAGTCGGTTGCCAAAGCCAAGCAAGATAAAGAATACAAAGATAAGCTTATGGCTCTTGAGTTGTTGAAGCTTCAGAATGTAGACAACAAGTTTAGGAATTATACTTCTAAGATATCTAACATATCTGCTATGCTTGAAGGTAAAGGTGTACCTGATGATGAATCAAAAGGAATAGCTAGTATTATATTTGCTGAAACAGACGGTGATTTTGTTGACTATGACCCTAACGTGCAGTCTTCTTTTCTTAATGACTTAATAAAAGGGACTACATCATGGTATGACGTAGGTAAACCTGATGTTGCTAAAACTAAGATAAGATCAGTAATAGCAGATATGTCAGATCCAAAGAAGAAAGCAGAAGGGAAATCATAATGTCAGAAACCATAGACTTTGATGCTCTGTGGGATATGTCTGATGCACAATTTAATCAGAGCGTAGAACGCAGACCTGATGGATTAGGTGATCAAGTAGGAGCAGGTGTCGATTTAGGACAGGCTCTATTATACCGTGGCGGTCAGTCATTGGCTGAGGCTTTTGGTTTTGCAGATAGTGCTTTCGGTCAAGCTATGGTCGATGGCAAGAACGAGAACATGCGTGATGTGGAGAGTGTTACTGCTCATCCACTATATGAAGATGGTGAGTTTTCCTTCAGAGGTTTACTAGATCAGCTTGCTAGGGGTACAGGTACTATGGGTGTTGTCTTGCCTTCATTGGCGGCGGCAGTCCCTTCGGTGGTTGTTGGTGCTAAAGGTTCGGCAGGTGCGTTAATTGCAGGTGGTGTCACATCTGGGTTAATGAACGTGGGTGATATTGGTCTGAAAGCAGAGGATATGGACGAGTCTTACACTGCCTCTTTTGCAGACATTGGCACTGGTTTTGCGCTAGGTGCGTTAGAACCCTTTGCCGCTTCTAAGTTTATCAAGGCTATGACTCCTGCTTTGAAGCAGATTACACCTGATGTTCAGAAAGCATTGAATGCAGGTAGCAGGAAAGACTCGGCTAACTATATACGCGGAAGAGTAGGGGAAGGAATCTCAACAGGAAGAATCGTTGGTACTGCTGTAGTTTCTTCTGCCGCTACTGAAGCTGTTCAGGATTTCACTACAACTCTTAAAGCAAGTAATGCTACAAACTACTGGGATGAGCTTGACATCGAGGAGGCTATGAAAGAGTCTGCTGTTGAGGGTCTTATAGGTGGTATATTAGGCTTGCCTTTCGGGGTGGGTAGTAGTGTTATGAATAAGGCTAGAAATAACGCTGACCTTTCTATGGCAAAGCAGATTGATGAGGGTATTCTAGAGTGGGATACAAAGGATGGATATTGGAAAAAGAACTATGAAAAGATTCCAGTAACTGAAACAAAGTCTGCACACCTATACAATAGACTATTAGCTCCTGTACTTGGTGATAAACCTGCACAGTTTGTGGGAAGAATAAATACACCTAAAGCTAGAGAGTTAGCGGCTAAGTTTAACCAGACTACTGGTGACTTTGGTCGTAGAATAGGCGTAGTGCCTGTACACTTTAATGCTATGCAGTACAAGACCACATACAACAAAGGTGTTAGAGACTTCATGGAGTTGAGCAAGGAAGAAGCTCAAGCCGTACATGATCATCGTGTCATGCCTGAAGATAGTAAAGAGGCTAAGGATTTAAAGAATGAAGCGTATGCTACTCTAAACGAACAGCAGAAGAAAGCATCTAATCAGTTGGCTACGTTCTTAGACTTGACAATTAAGAATGACTTAAAGACTCTAGGCATCGATGCTACTTTGTTTGAGGGTGGTACTTACTTCCCACTACTAGGTAGACTAGACTACAAGAAGATAAAGACTAATCGTACAGAGTTTATTAACGAAGCTGTAGCGGTAGCTGAAGCTAAAGGATTAGAGCTTACTAGAGACAAGATCGAAGCTTACGTAGGTAGGATTGAAGAGCAAGGCTTTGAACACTTTGGTAATGAGACTGATATCAAGGTAGCTAATACATTTAAGACAGATGTAGATGCTAAGGCTAAAGAGATACAAGAGAAAGAAGGACTGTCTAAGAAGAAAGCCTACGATAAGGCAATGAAGATTGTTGCTAAAGGTATGGAAGGCAGAGTAGGCAGAGGCGGGCTTACATCAGGTGCTAAAGTAAACAAGCAGAACGCTGTTGAAACACATCGTATGTTGGCTGAGTTGCCTCAGGACTTCTGGAACAACTGGCTTGACCCTAAGACTAGCGTTCAAGAAGCTGTATTCTCTTACTATGATATGATGTCAGAAAGACTAGGACATGCTAAGACATTTGGCTCAGAGGGTGAGTTGTTTTACAAAGAGCTTTATGAAGTAATTGAAGATGCTCAGAATCAAGGTAAGAGGTTTGATGCTAAAGCCGCATTGAGAGAGATGGCTGATGCAATGAATCTATCTCAGCGTATCCCTAAGCGTAACTTAGACACCTCTAAAGGAGATGGCCTTAGAACGGCTCAGAATGCGATTAGAGCGGGTTTATCTGCAACGCTACTACCCCTCTCACTTCTTCCTTCTTTGGCTGAGGTGTTCGTTGTAGGCTCTAGAACAGGACAAACAGGTAAGGCTATTGCATTAGCAGGTAAGATTAGTGCTAAGATTGTTAAGCAACAGTTTAAACATGGTCGTGGCTTGTCAATGCAAGAGGCTTCAAACCTTCTTGAGCAAGATATCATAAGTGATTTAGGTATTAGTCTTTATGAGTTAAAGAATACTGCATCTGCACGTATGGGTGACAATGAGATTGGTGGAAGAATTAGTAACTTTGAAAACTTCTTCTATAACATGACAGGCACACCTCAGTGGACAGAAGCATTACGTATGACAGCGGCTATCTTAGGTGAACAAGCGTTCAGGTCAGACCTTGAATTATATACTGAAGCGAGAAACACTGGTAACATAGAAGAGCAGATACGTATCAGTGATAAGTTTGCACAGGCAGGTCTTGATGTCAACGAAGCTTACAACTGGCATCTACGTGGTGGTAAGAAAGATAGCTACTATAGAAATCAGTTTAAGATGGGTGTACTTAACATAGTAGAAGAC